GCCCAGTAGGCTTGGTTGCGCAGAGACACGGCTGATATCACACCGGTCGCGTCCTGCCGCTGTCGCGGGAGCACACGTCTGACGCGGACAATACTAACGTCCTCGCCATCGTAGAACTCCCGTCCACAAGACTCCCTGAACCTTCCGGTCCAGAAGGACTTGTGCACGTTGACTCGCAAACCGAAGTTCTCGAGTTCGTGAACAACGGACAGCACATAATCAACGGGGACAATGATGTCATCCCCGAAGACACGCACCCGCCCGCGAAACTCCTTACGGATAATCTCGCGGGAAAGCGGTGTGTTGAGCTCTTTCTGGATCCCTACGAAGATCACGGTCAAGAAGACCATGGCCTCCATCGGGAAACAGAGGGCCGAACCCATAGACGCGAACTTGGCTAGGGGGATTACCCCATGGCCTCGCACAGCAGCCTTGGACGACCTGCAAGCCATAACCGCTCCATGCAATTTGGAGTGGCGGCCCAGCAGGTTATCTACATGCTGCTTCGAAACACGATCGGACGCTTCACTCAGATCGAGTGTGGCCAGGGCTCCGTTGCGGGCCCCGACTTGAGCCATCACCCTGTTAGGGTTTTGGTCCTCAATGCCGATCATCGCCGAGAGGATGTCATCCTCTTTTAGGTGATCACGGAACGATCGAAAGAGAGCCTGCTGCGCATATTGCATCGCAGTCGGCTCAATCGCGATAATCCGGGGTGTTTTGAGCGTTTTAGGGACCGCAGTGACCTTAACGGGCACTTCGGCACCGGGTTCGACGATAGTCAGCTCCTCACGCAAACGATCGGCCCTTTCAGGCTTTTCATTCACAATGAGGAACTCCTCCGGCGGAAAGTATTGCCGGAGGCGGGACGGCCAGGTACGCAGGTTCCACTTGCCATTACTGGTTAAGCGGTCTGCGACAACGCCTGGTCCGTGCTTAGGTACGAGTTTCCCGAGGGCGACATCGCTGTCAACCTTGAGGAACAACTCGTCGTAAAGCAGGCTAGAAATCCGATTGAATTCCTCCCAATCATGGGGGAACAACCGGGCATCTG